AATCCTGAATTTCGTCCACCATCGCCGACCATGCAACGTCCAGCCCCCGCAGCTCTGGCAAGGCGTTGGCGTAGATAGACATACCGCATGCGCCGCCGTCAATGTTGTTGGCGTCCGGCATGGTGCACACAGCAAATAGCGGCGCAGTATCATCCAGCACGGCGTCCGGCAGGATGCCCACCCAATCCGGTACTTCGTCCAGATTCACACGGGATGCCGATGCTTTGCCCTTCGCCAGCCGGAACGCGCGGTTGGAAACCACATAATGCATCCCGTCGTAGCGGTGATATTCGGCCTTGACATAGTAATAATCCGGCGTCGCCTTCGTGTCGTACAGCACCACTCCGGTCACGCGCTTGCGGTTATCCACAGCCGTGATCGTAAATTCCGGCGGCGTGTACAGACCGATGCTGTCCGGCGTCGGTTTCAGCAAGAACATGCCGGCAGCACAGCCCACGTCCACCATGTCACGCAGGAACGGAATCAGTTCTTCATTCAGACGTTCCTGCAGCCAATCCGCGCGGGCCGAGCCGGACAGTTCGACGCTGACGCCCATCGTCGCAAGGCGCGCGGCTTCGCCGGTCACGGCCTTTGCAAAATTGATGGTGCGATCCTGATCGTTTGCCCACGGCGGGGTGCCCATCCAGATCTGCATCCACAGGTCTTCCGCTTCGCGCATTTCCGGCGTTACCAGCGGCGCGATGCGGAATTCTTCGCGGATCTGCTTTTTCACGCTGTCCAGCGGGATATTGATTTTCACAGGCAGCCAACCTCCTTGAATACTTCGCACATTTTCGGAAACTGCGAAGCAATCCAGTCCACGTATGTTTCGTCATGGCCGTATTCCGGATGCGTAAAGTTTTCGGACAGCCCGCTTTCAAACAGAAATGCATGAATGATCTCATGACGCATAACTTTTTTCTGATAGACGCTAAAGTCTTTCAGGTCGCAGTCTTTGGCCTTTTTTGAAATAACAATGGTCTTTACCGTTTTGTCGCAGTAACCATCGCATTTTTCAAGCATTGCATCTTCGGCCGCCGTGGCTTCAATGATTTCATATTCCGTCCCCAAAATATTTACAGTCATGCACTTGCCCCCCTGCGCATCGTCAGCGGTTCCAGTGCGTACCGCGTGGCGTCGATGCTGTGGTTATTCACGTCCGGGTATCCGGTGACGACGTTGCCGTCCCGGTCCCGCTCGTATTCATACTCCGAAAATTCCTTTGCCGCATTCGGGCAGCGCACCGGGTCGATGATGATGCGCCGGCGCTGCAGCCACTTCATGCCATGTTCGATTGACCCCGGACCTTTGACAGCGCCGGTGACGGGCAGGCCCATTTCGCGGTGATCGTTGACGCTTTTCGGTTCGGCCGAATCGGCCGTGATGGCGTAATCATCATAGCCGTGTTCGATGATCCAGCGCGCTGTCTGTTCGTTCGATTCCTTGTTTGCATAGTGTTCCGCGAAGATATACACCGCCTCGCGGTCGCTGTCGTAGTAGCAGCGAATGAAGCAGTACGGATCGGGATACCAGCCCCAGTCCTCGCCCTGGAAAATGCGGTCGAAATGCGACATTTCTTCGTCTGTGATCTCCCGCAGCTCCAGATAGTCAAATACACTGCCGCCGTCGCCATTGGCTACGCCCTCGTATTCATGTTCAAATGCTGCCGGATTGACCTCTTTCAGGTGCTCCGCGTCGGCGATAAACTTTGCGCCCAGCCATTCCGGCGGCGCTTGCGTGTAACTGGAATGATGAAAAACGCGCCCCGGATCCGGGACAAGCCGCTCCTTGTTGACCCAGCTAGATTTGCTTTTTGGCGGGTTGTATGACGAAAAATCATAGGAATCCGCGCCGCCACGCAGCACGGATTGGTTAATAGAACGTTCTTCTTCCGGCCCGCAAAGCTGGTCTTTTTCTTCCTTCCACAGGATGCCGATATATCCAAACGGCGGCTTGATGGATTTCAGTTTCAGCGGGTCGTCACAGCCGCGAAAATAAATCGTCTGGCCGGTTTCTTTCAGCACGATTTCCAGCGGCGACAGCTTGCAGTTGAATTCATCATACAGCCCCAGTTCATTGATCGCCCATTTCATCTGGGCATACACGCTGTCCTTCAGGGTGTTGCCCATCTTGCGGATGATACAGGCGTGCATCGTCGGGTTGTTTTTCAGCAGCTCGACGATTTTCAGGGATATATATGACGATTTCAGGCCGCCGCGGCCGCCTTCAAAGACATACGTCATGTTCGGCTGAATGCGCCGGTTGATGTCCACAAACGCCCGGCCGATGACGCGCGCAGGCAGCTCATAGTGCGCAGATGCACGCGCCGCCGCCTTTGTTTCCTGCTCTTCCTTGATGCGCAGCGACTTCTCCAAATCGCCCGCCGCACGGAGGCGGTCAGCGATGGAGGTTTCAATGCCGAACTGGTCTTTTTCCTGCCCGCGCATGATCGCCGTGCGCAGCTCCTGGATCTCTTTCAGGGATGCCGTGCGCTCGGATTCGATTTTTTCCTGCCGCCGCGCTATATAGATTTTTATGTCAGGTTTTGTCAGGTTTTCCGCTCCGATGGATTTGGCGGTTTTCGCCGAGTATCCCGCCCGGCGCGCCGCCTCGGTCGCATTGCCCAATTCGATGTAAAAATCCGCAAAAGCGCGCTGCTTTGGCGTGAGATTCATGGGATCACCCGCTATAGATTTTCGCCAGCGTTTTTACGACATCCGCCATGCTGTAAGTCTCCAGTACGCGCGTGCTGATATGCTTCCCGGTTTCATCGGTTTCTGCCTTTTCCAGCACGTATTTTGTTACCATCCGGCCAAGCCGCTCGGAGTAGTGCTGTAACTGATTGACTTTGTAATGCTCGCCGCGCTGGTTCAGCGCCGCCTGCAGTTTGTAGGTAAGTTGTTTCAGATTCATAACCGCACCAGAATGCACAAAGCACCGAACCCGAAACCGGGCCGGTGCTTTGCTTTGTTGAGAGACATGAGAAAACCGGAGTTGACAGAGACAAGAGAAAAAGCCATGCGTACATTCTGCAAAAAGGATCAAAGGAAGAGAGGTATATCACAAAGTGACTTGCGGGACCGGTCTCTCTCGCAATCCCGCGATATCACTTTAACACAGATTCCCGTGAAAATGTTCCCGATTTTTTCCCACGTTACGCTCACGTCTCTGTGAGGCCGTACATTGTGATTGTAAAATTCCGCAGTGCGCAATCCTTCCAACGGTAAGCTGTCGTTTTCTCGATGGCCAATTCCCGGCACAGCCGCTCGACGCCGCCGATACACGGCGTGATGTAAAAACGCTGCAGCACACAGCGGTCCCGCTCTGAGAGCTGATTCAAGGCACGATCCACGCGGCGCACCCGGTTCTCGGTCAAGCGCTGCGCCTCTTCCAGCCGCTCACGTTTCAGGATGTTGTTGACGAGCGCATCGTCCCTGCCGTTTGAGCCACCGGCGACCGGGCTGCCGTCCGCCGATGCACTGCGGATACTCGTGATCTCCGTTGCCAAGTCAGCGATCTGATCTCTGATGTTTTCAATTGCCGCCTTTCGGTTCGTGTAGTTTCGCAGCTCATCAGCCGCCTCCCGTTTCCAGTCCAATTAAGTCACCTCCACATAGCGCCAGCTCTGCGGTGGGCGCTTGATTTTGCCCTTGTCATGGCAATCGTTGCAGTCAGTTGCCCATTTCGCATCGCAATCATCGCACTCATACGGACGACAAAGCGTGCTCAGTGCGCGAGGCTTATCATAGATTCGCAAGCCTGATATGCGCCATGCCCAGCCTTCCCGCCCGCCGAGATACGCCTCGGCCGCATCGCGGGTCAAGCAGGCGTCATCAAAGATCTCGTCCGCCGGGACAACGCTCCAATCCGGCAAGCATATGCCATATCTCTCCGGGCTGACGCTACCGCCAAAACGGAGGAGGTGGACAGTGTCATAGCACTCAAACTCGCCGATGACCTTACCGCCACCGTAAAATTGCGGCTTTGGATAATCCGTCTCGATATAGTCCTCGTGCGGGTATCTCGGTTGCGTACAGTAGATATAGCACTTAAACGGCGTGTGCAGCTTTGGGCGGCTCTTGCGCACCTCAACGGTCTTTGTGCCATTGGCGATCAGCTCGCACCATTTGGGGCGGATGCTGATAAGTACGGCCTTACTCATTGTGCAGCGCCTCACTTCCCGGGACGATACGATCCCAACAGGCCGCGCACAACACAGCATTCACTGATCTATGCGGGCACTCTTTGTTCATCGGCTCAAAGCCATAGTCTTGCGGGCATCCACAACAACCTCCGGCAAATGCTTCGTCCACCAAAGCAGGATACTCAACAGCCAGCAGCTCGCGGAATGTGCGGCCGTGCGACTTCCTTACAAGCATATCTACCCGAAAATCGTCCCAATTCGCCGTCGGCACGCCGACATAGTCACACCACGCGCGTTCCAGCTTCGCGCCATCCGAAGACGACCAGTCCGGAAGGAACACGACGTAGTCCACCGCCTCCATCTCAGCGAAGCAGATGCGCATATAGTCCAGCTTGGTCATCCCCTCCGGCGCTGTGGCCGGATCGATGACCGTCGCGCCCAGCCGCTCAAGTTGTGCAGCCGCTCGGGCGAATTTCCCCTTATAGTCCGGATCACCGGCGATTTTCCCTGATATGTAGATTTTCATGGTTGTCCTCCTTTCACGACTCGATTCGGCCCTTAAAAGCATCGACCAGCTTCTCCGCGGCCGCTCGCAGCTTTACCTGGTTCTCGCCGCTGGCCTTTGCGATCAATGCAATCATATCGTTCATGCTTGACTGCGTGGCATCGAAAACGATCTTGAACTGCGCCACCGTCACGTCGCTCATTTCGAGCCTCCGGCGCGCCTCCTGCAGCTCCAGCTTCAGACCGTCGCGCTCCTTTGCCACGTCCTCCGCGGCGGTTTCCAGCTTTGCTTCCGCCGCCTTTGCCGTCTCTTCCGCCTGCTCGCGCGCCTTTTCCGCCTTCTGCAGCTTCTTTCCCAGCCGCTCAAGCTCTTTCTGTGCCGCCGCCTTTTCTTCCGCGCGCGCCTTGGCCACAGCGCCCTCGTCCACCTGCACGGCCACCTCAACCGGCCTGCTCTCCAGCGTGCGGATATTTTCCTGCAGTGCCCGGATCTGCGCCTGTGTCTCCGCCAGCTCCCGGCAGCGTGCCTCGGCCTCCTGCGCCGCCGTCTCGGCGTCTTTTTTCAGCCGCTCCGCCGCGCCCATCTGCTCGGCCAGCTTTTTCTCGTACAGATCCCGCTCGGCCTCGGCCGCCTTCTTCGCCTGGATCAGCTCGTCCAACTCCCGCGCCGACATGTGCTCCACATCGTGCTCCTCGGCAAAGCTCTCCCGCTCGCTTTCCGGCAGCGCGAGCAGCCGCAAAGCGTTGGAAATGCTCAAATTATTCAACGTTGGGTAATTTGATTCCGCCCCAAAAAGGGTCTGCTGCTGCGCCCCGTATTCGCGGTACAGCGTCATAAAGCGCGATGCCGTGCTCTGGCTGAATTCCGTCTGCGCCTTCAGGTACGGCAGCCACTCCCCGTGGCCGATCATCTCCTTCACCTCGCACAGGCGGCGGCCGATCTCGATGCCGAACCACAACGTCATCTGCTTTGCCTGCGCCGTCAGGCCGCGGATCTCCGCGCCCACGGTTTCCGGCGTTCGCT